CTCCAGTTATACCGCCTCCCCCCGTACCACCAGTTGTAGCACCTCCCGCCCCAGTGGCGCCACCTATCTTGAAAACTAGCAACGTCAGGCTTTTTAGCATGGACGTCCCAGAAAACAAGGATAATAGTTGGCTTTACTGGTTAGCCGGAGTGTTTTTCAACAAACGGGTACAGGGGAAAGTGCACAATGGGGTGGGTTATGAGCAGGAGCTTAGGCTGGACACCGTGTCGGAAGAAAGCATGAAAACATGGTTCGGAACTATCAAGAAGAACCCTTCAAGAAGCCCAAAGAACATGAAGAATTTATTTCTGGAAGCAGGATTCAAAAGCACGATAAACGTCACCGTCTACACGGACCTCGTAGACGCCTTGATGAAGGACCAGCAACTGGTTGCAATACATATGATAACCAGTGAAGGCTGCTTCAATCAGGTTTACGTTGACCTGGTGGACAAGTGCGGAAGGAAAATCAAAGTGGCGGGTGTGGAGTTGGGGGCCCAGTGCTGGGCAGAGTCGCATGAAACATTTATAAACACCATCCTGCATGTGTCACAACTCATGCTGCTCGCAAATCTGAGGAAGGAAAAGATATCACCCAGCGGCGGGAAAGTCAAACTGAATTTTCCGAAAGGGGGAACGTCACTTACGGTTGTGAGAAACGGTCCCCATACCGCCAAGGAGTAGTAGACTGCGAGGTCGAAAAAGCCTTCACATACAATGGTGGTTTCAGTACCCTCTCAGGCGGTAGGTATTTTAAGGATGGCATCTTAGAGTTTGACCCAGATGGGGAACTCGGACCGGGGAAACCCGACGGGACTTACAGGACTGTTTGGCAAGGGACAGCCCACACTGGAATCATTTTCGCAAACAATGATAAAAATATGGCCCTTGCTGCCAGGCGCATGTTCAACTGCCGTGAGCCCCCAGTCCCTTACACCCCTAGAGGGTGGGATGACCTCTTGAAGAATAACCAGAGGGATTTTATAAAACAAAACACAGAATACACACAGTGGATTAAATCAATATATGAGCCCACATGGGCGGACTATGAAGGAGCGATTGAAGAGGCAGAAAAACATGTCTCTGACCCACATAAGAAACGTCGATTGCGCGAGGCTACCTGGCAAGAAATGAAGCTAGGGGCTAAGTGCGATTTCACGCCCTGGGTCGCTTCTGTCCTATATAAATTGAAGAAAGATGAGATTGCAAAACTCAACAAGTGGCCTAGGGCCATAGGGGATCTCGGTGTAGCGGCATCACTACGTGGTTTCATAACCACAGATTTTATGAAAAAGAGCATGGCAGACAACGTGCTAAAAGTTGGAAAAGGACACATGGAGTTCTGCAAATCCCCCGCCCCGAGGCAACTCGAGGAGGTCTTTGCAAAGCTCACGGAGCCACCAGGATCGTACTATTTTGTGTACTTCTCGGATGACTCGTGCCTGGCCGTTTGGAGCCGGGGAAAAGTCTACACATTCAACCTTGACATATCATCATGTGACGCAAGCCACACTGAGGAACTCTTTTACTTTATGCGCGATATAACTCCTGACCTGGTCCATAAAGACATGGAGCTGCTCATTGAGCAGTGCAAATTACCCATCAGGATTGTCAGTCAGCGGGATAAGAGGAGGGTTTGGTTAGGGAAACCTGACCATGCCAGACTCTATTCAGGCTCAACTGTCACTACGGCCCTAAATAACTGTGCAGAGCTTCTAATTGGCAAGGCCATTTCGGAAGTTGATTTTGACACGGTTACTGGGGTGGAGGCAATATCAGACGCAATTATAAGTGCCGCAGGACGGGCGGGGTACATCATCACATGTGATTACTGTGAGACACCCGAGGATATTCAATTCTTAAAGAACTCACCCGTGCGCGACACAACAGGCCGTCTACGAACTATTCTAAATCTAGGAGTCCTGGCACGCTTAACAGGCGTCTGCCGGGGGGATTTGCCAGGTAGCAAATCTCAAGGACTAGAGCTTCGGGCTCGAATCTTCCAACATGGTTTATTGCGAGGCGTATACCTGGATGCAGACTTCGAACTTATAAGGAGAATGCGAGCAAATACACACGTAGAGGACAAACTCCTCACCGACGCTTTCAAAGTGAAGGTAAACGCAGAGATCGAAAACAAGGGCCTAAGCTCAGGGAACCCTTTCGAAATCGAAGACAATCAGCTATACCGTCGTTACCGACTTACCCCCCTCGAAATTCGCGAAGTTAACGACTTCATGGGAGGCAGCAAGTTTGGCGACAGTATCCATTGTTCTGGGGTGGCCAAGATCCTTGAGAAAGATTACGGCTTAACCACACAATACGGGTACGATTTGTAAACACTGACCTAACATTGTCTTGAATTAA